TAAGTTTGTTCCTTTTTATCACAGCAATCAACTTAATTATTTAAAATCTCAAAAGAGAGACAGAGAAAAAAAGGAATGGTGCGAAATCAACGGAATCAAATATATAGTATTGCCATATGACCAGAAGATTGAAACTTGGAGGGATATAGTTACAAATGACAATACAAACTAAAAACACATCGTCTGATCAAGTTAACTATTGGGATAAAGTTCTAGATGAATATGAGTCTTCTTTAGGCTTGCCGGCTTATGCAAACAAGGTATTACCAGAAGAAGAACTAAATCAATATTTAACAATGGATAGAAATGTTATAGAAAAATTAACACCAGAAGATTGTGCTCAAATATCCTACAGACTTGCTCAATTTTCTTTTCATATTCAAAGAACTATTAATAGAGAATTAGCAAGATATAACTGGGCAGAAGAGACTTTGAAAGAAACTATTGCTGATGAAATTAATAACTATAAAGGCTATGGATATATAGAAAAATCTACGCAAGCAATTAAACATAACGAGAAGGCATCATCTTTAAATAAGATTAAAAAATACGCTAAACAGAGATCGGACAGATTAAGCTATATATCAGCATCGGTAAAAAATTTATCTGACATTATTCTATCAATTCAAAAAATGAAAGTTAAACATGGATAATCTAACTAATCCAGAGCAAATTAAAGCATTGATTCAAGCACTACAATCTCTTTTACCCAAAGAAGAATCCACAACATCTTCAAAAGAAGAATCCGTTGAAAAACCAAATTCTAAGGTAAAAACTAAAACAAGACAAAAAAAACAAACTAATAATTCTACTAATAAATTTTTAAATATGCCAGAAATTAACATGTTTAAAAGCGATATAGAAATTGATAAAAAGTTATCAAGGTATCCGCCAACACCAAGAAATAGACAATATCAGCCAATAGAAGTCAAATGCAGATCTTGTGGTAAGCAAGAAGAAATAAATCCAGCAATCTTGCCAGACTCTGCTGATAGATATAGATGTAATAAGTGTTCATCAAGCTCAGGAGGTTGATTTAATGATTTTGGCTGACCCGTCGGCAGAAAGAGCCGTATTGTCTGGTATCTGTAAATTTGGCGAAGAAGTTTATCTTGATATAGCAGATATTCTACAAGAGTCATCGTTTACCGTTGATAGTAATGGTATCATATTTAAGTGCATCAAAGAGATTTGCGAAAAGAATCAATCTAAATCTATAGATATAGCATCAATTTATTCTGTTGCTCAAGACCTTGGAGTGTCTCATGTATTATCAAGAAAAGAAGAGGCTCAACATTTAAAGGCTATTATTGATTTTCCTGTTAATATAGAGAACATTCCCAAGTTCGCTGCTAAAATTAGAAAATTACAAATAGCAAGATTACTGTATGAGCAACTAGATAAAGCTAAAGAAAAACTACTAGATGTTACGGGAAGTGAGCCTGTAACAAGTATAATTTCAATCGCTGAAGACACAGTATTTGATTTTACATCATTAATTAATGATACAGATAATAATCCTGTGTGTATAGGTAATGATTTAGAAGCATATATTCAAAATTTAATTGATAATCCAATTGATCAAGTTGGTATTCCTACGGGATTTCCTGTTTATGATCAGGCTATTGGTGGTGGTTTAAGAAGAAGCACAGTTAATGTTATTGCCGCCAGACCTAAAACCGGAAAAACATTATTGGTTGATAATATGGGATTTTATATTGCAAATAAATTAAAAATACCTGTATTGAATATGGATACAGAAATGACTAAAGACGATCATATTAATCGTATTTTAGCAATGATAACGGAAACAGAAATCAATAATATAGAAACTGGTAAATTTGCAAATTCTCAAGACAAGAAAAAGAAGATTGAAAATGCTGTAAAAGAACTATTAAATACAAAATTATTTTATAAGTCTATTGCTGGAAAGCCTTTTGAGGAGCAATTGGCTTTAATGCGTAGATGGATTGTGAAAGAAGTTGGTCTTGAGGATGATGGAACAGCAAAGCCATGTGTTATTTTTTATGATTATTTGAAGCTTATGGATAGTTCTGGAATGAGTCAAGATCTTAAAGAGTATCAAGTTCTAGGCTTCATGATGACCTCATTACATAATTTTGCAACTAGATATAAAGTACCGGTTGTGGCTTTTGTCCAATTAAATAGAGATGGTATTACTAAAGAAAGCACAGATACAGCAAGCGGCTCGGACAGAATTATTTGGCTATGTAGTAATTTTACTATTTTCAAAAGAAAGTCTGATGAAGAAATTGCAGAAGATGGTCCTAATGAGGGTAATAGAAAATTAATTCCAGTGATAAGCCGTCATGGTGGTGGTCTTGATGATAACGACTATATTAATTGTCACATGAAGGGCTGGTGTGCAAAAATTACCGAAGGACGAACTAAACTAGAAATTGCTAATAATATTAACCAACAAAACACAAGTAATGGATTTATTTTAGATGACAACTCAAATGACAAAAACATCCCCTTCGTATAATCAACATCAATTAAAAGTTATATGCGATAATTTATGTGATAATATTGATAATCTGTTAGAAACTTTAGACCTAACAGAAATTAATGATAATGGTAAAATGTATGTTGGAGAATGCCCTATACATAATGGAGATAACAAAACAGCGTTCAATCTCTATCCAACAGGAGACTCTTATAGAGGCAACTGGAAGTGTAGAACACACCAGTGTGATAAAATATTTAAGGGATCTATTATTGGTTTTATTAGAGGCGTATTATCTACTAAAAAATATAATTGGCAAAAAGATGGAGATAAAACGGCTACTTTTAAAGAAACAATAGAATTTATACAAAACTTCTTAGGGGATAATTTATCTAATATAAAAATATCAAAAACAGAAATAGAGAAAAAAACATTTTCAAATATTGTTAAAAATATAACTGAGGAATCATCTAATAATATTAAACAAAAAATTAATAGATCTAGTATTAGACAATCATTAATTATTCCATCCGATTATTTTATTGACAGAGGTTTCGATAAGGAAATCTTAAATAGATACGATGTTGGGCTATGCAATAAGCAAGATAAAGAAATGTATAACAGAGCTGTTGCTCCAGTATATGATAATAATCACAAATATTTAGTTGGATGTACAGGTAGAAGTATTTTTGATAAGTGCGAAGTTTGTAAACATTATCATGATAAACAGAGGAGTTGTCCAAATAGTGAAGAGTTATGGAAATATCCTAAGTGGAAACATAATAAAGACTTTAAAAGCCAAAATCATTTATATAATTTTTGGTTCGCAAAAGAACATATTCTACAATTGGCAAAAGTTATTCTTGTTGAAAGTCCAGGTAATGTTTGGAAACTAGAAGAAGCTGGAATTCATAATTCTGTTGCTCTTTTTGGTTCAAACTTAAGCGATAGACAAAAAATAATGTTAGATGGATCTGGCGCTATGACTATAATAGTATTAATGGATAATGATGATGCCGGAAGAAAAGCAGCCACGACAATTAATCATAAGTGTAAAAACACATACAATATTATAAATTTAAATATAGATAAGGCAGATGTTGCTGAGATGTCCATAGAGGAAATTAATCAACAAATTAAGAAATATATATGACAAAAATTATAGCTTTTGCTGGGACCAAACAATCTGGCAAAACCACATGCTCCGAGGCTGTTGCTGCTTATTTTAATGGATCTTTTGAACCATTCAATTCCTCAAAAATATATAATTTTGCAGATCCCCTAAAAAAAGATGTTTGCATGAATATTCTTGGATTAACATATGAACAGTGCTATGGATCAGACGAGGATAAAAACCAATTAACAAATAATTATTGGCAAGGTGTTCAACTAACCGCTAGAGAAGTCATGCAATTTGTTGGCACAGATATATTTAGGAAAATGCAACAGGACGTTTGGGCTGGTGCAACAATACTAAAAATTAATAAAGAAAAACCACCATTAGCAATAATCGCAGATTGTAGATTCCCAAATGAAGTTGATGCTGTTAAGAAAGCCGGTGGTATTGTTATTAGATTAACACGCAAACCATTTGATTCTGATCATCCTAGCGAAAATGCTTTGGAACCCATGGTCTATGATTGGAAAAATTTTGATTTTATATTACATAATGCAACAATGACTATAGATGAACAAAAATCGTTTATTATAGGCTATCTCCAAAGTAAAGGAATTTTACCATTATAATTACTTATTTTCGCAGTAGTTCTTTTAATACTCATAATATGTGCGAGCAGCAATATTTTTTTGAGTATGTGCTAGGATGGAGAGGTCCGTCAAATCAAAAGGCCGACAAAGGGACTATTTGTCATAAAGTATTAGAAATTTTAGCAATTATAAAAAAGAATATTCAAGATGGTATACCAGAGTTTGAAGATGATTTAATTGGTAAAGTTAGTACAAATAACTATAATTTAGACAATATCATTGAATTAACATATAAATTTTATACAACTAATTTTAATCATCATAAGTGGTCCGATAAAGATTTTAAAGATTGTAAATCATGGGTTTACAAAGCTATAGAATATAATAATCGAATGTTTGATCCAAGAAATAGAGACATATTATGTCCAGAACAACACTTCGATATACTAATCGAAAAACCTTGGGCAAAGTATAGTTATGATTCACCAGATGGTCTGCTAGAAGGATACCTTGGTCTTAAAGGCACTATTGACCTTGTTACTAAAATAGATAACAATACTATAGAAGTGATAGATTGGAAAACCGGAAAAAGATTAGATTGGGCCACAGGACAAGAAAAAACACCAGAGAAGTTACAAAACGATCCTCAGTTAATGATTTATTATTATGCTATAAGTCGTTTATTTCCAGAATACGAACATATCATACTAACCATATATTTTATTAACGATGGCGGTGCGTTCTCAATATTATTTGATAAGAGCGACTTGCTAAGAACAGAAGAAATGCTAAGAAAGAAATTTGAAATAATAAAACAAACTAAAAAACCAAGGTTGCATCAAACATGGATGTGTAGTAAACTATGTCACTTCGGAAAAACAAGTTTCGCTGACACCCACATCACACCAACTATTGAATATAGAGACAATCAACATTGTAAAAAAGATTCAATCATGACAAAGTGTGAACAAGTTAAGCATGATATAGAACTAAAAGGAATGAACGAAGTTATTAAAGAATATAGATATCATAACCACTCATTTGGAAAATATAAGGCACCCGGTAGCACAGAATGAAAAATTATAATCCTTTACATTGTCACTCAATGTATTCTTTGCTAGATGGCTTATCTAAGCCGTCTCAAATAGCAGATCGTTGTCAAGAAATTGGAGCAACTGCATGTGCGTTAACAGATCACGGTTCAATAGCCGGAGCTATTAAATTTCACAAAGAGATGACTAAGGTTGGAATTAAGCCAATTTTAGGTTGTGAGATTTATCTCTGTAAAGATAGTCCAAATATTCAAAGTAAAGAAAATAGACATTTAACACATTTTTTGATATTGGCCAAAAACCTTGAAGGATGGAGAAAACTCATTGGTTTAGTTTCAGAGTCTAACCGTCCAGATTTTTATTATCACAAGCCCAGACTTGATCTGGAAAATCTAGGAAGGTTCTGCGACGGCAATTTGATTGGAATTTGTGGACATCTAGGATCGTTAATTGCAGATAATATAATAGATAATGGACAAATAATCTCAGACTGGAAAAACCAAGGAGAAAAAATTATTGGTCAATTAAGAGATATTTTTGGTAAAAATAATATTTTTCTAGAATCCCAAATGATGGATCATATAAACACACCCATACAAAAAGAATTGACTGGTTGTATCAGAGAGCTTGGTAGAATAACAGACACTAAAATTATTTGTACTCCAGATGCTCATTATGTTAGAAAAGAAGATGCCTCTGATCAAAGAATACTTTTGTGTAATAATCTAAAAACAACCATGCCTGAAATTAGTCGCAAGATCAATATGAACCAGCCGGTGCCAATGGACTGTTTTTTCTTATCAGATAATTTTCATATACTATCACAAGAAGAGATTAACAATCTTCACACAGAAGAAGAAATTGAAAATACACAGTTGGTTTCTAATATGTGCGAGTCTTACGATATAAATAGTAGACCAAGATTACCGCCATTTGATTGTAAACCAAATCCAGATGAGTTTTTAAGACAACTATGTAGAGACGGTTGGAGAGATAAGATAGCAAATAATATAGATAAGCAAAATCAACAAGAATATGTAGATCGTATTAAATATGAATTAGATATTTTACAAGGGGCTGGTCTTAGTAGTTATTTCTTGATTGTGCAAGATATCGTGAACCATGTTAAGATGAACGACTGGCTACCCGGGCCAGGAAGAGGATCTGCTGCTGGTTGTTTAGTTTCATATCTAATAGGTATAACTAATATTGATCCTATAAAATACAGTTTATTGTTTGATAGATTTTATAATTCTGGTCGTAATACAAAAGATAGAGTTAGTATGCCAGATATTGATGTTGATGTACCAATAGAAAAAAGAGAAGACATTATTACGTATATTAAAAATAAGTATGGTAATAATCAGGTTTCTCAGATGGTTACTTTTAATACGATTAAGGGTCGTGGTGCTATAAAGGATGTTCTCAGAGTTTATGGTAACATATCTTTTGAGGAAATGAATAGAATTACCAAAAATATACCAGACGAAGCTAAAATAGCAGACGAGTTGCAAGAAATGAAGGACGAATACGGCGAAGCCTCTATCATAAGATGGGCTTTAGAAAACCAAGGAGAAAAACTCAAAGATTGGTGTCATATTGACGAAAATAATGAATTACAAGGACCACTTGCAAAAAGATTTGAGCAGGCTATAAGATTAGAGGGTACTAAAGTTAACCAATCTAAACATGCCGCTGGGGTAGTTATAGCAGATACAGATTTGTCAACAATTTGCCCAACTATTTATGACACAAAAACAAAAACAAAAATTGCTGGTATGGAAATGGAAGACTTAGAAAGTATTGGAATTGTTAAATTTGATATTCTAGGTGTTGCGATGCTGGATAAAATTATGTATATTTCTAAATATCTTAAAGAAGGAGTTACAGATGAAATTTCATGAATTGCAGATAAATGCTAAGTTCAAACATAATGGCACTATTTATGTTAAAATCCCAGCAGAAAAAGCAAACTGCTGTAAGACAACTGCTAATTGTCAAAATTGGGAAACAAAACAAAAGGCAAAAATATCACCAGAAGATGAAGTTGAAGAGGTACAATCCTAATTATTTATGTTAACTAAAAAAATTTGTGTTTTTGATTTTGAAACTGATGGCTCTGATCCAGAATCATGTAGTCCTGTTCAATTAGCCGCAATCATGATTGATCCTGTCAAGTTAGAAATAATTGATGGATCAGAATTTAATGTTCATTGTAAGCCAGAAGTAATAGAAAAAAATCCCGACTATATTTATGAAACTGATATTATAGATTTTCATTCTAGAGTGAAAGGATGTAGTCAAGAAGATATTTATAAAGAATGGAGACAATATCCTTCTCAACAAATAGCGTGGAATTCTTTTATTTCATATTTAGACAAGTATCATTGCTCTGGTAGAAAGAAAAAAAATATATTTACAGCACCTATAGCTGCTGGATATAATATTAATAGATTTGATTTAAAAATTATCAATAGACTAAGCCAGAAATACAAGACTATTGAACCAAAAGAAAAAACATCATCTCTGTTTTATCCAAGAGATGTTCTTGATATTATGAATTTAGTTTTTTATTGGTTTGAAAGTTCGGATCTAAAAAGTTATTCTTTGGATACTGTTAGAGAATATCTTGGTATTTCAAAAGATGGTGCTCACGATGCCTTGAAAGACGTTAAAGACTGTGCTATGATATTAACTAGGTTTATGAGATTGCACAGGAAATTATGTCCAAAAATTTCATTTAAAGGATCTTTTTTGAATGACGATTAAGTTTAATTGCGGTTGTGAATTCAATAGTAATAGTGATAGTAAATTACATATTGATTATGATATAAATAAAATAAAGTTTGATTGCCCAAAAACTTGGGATATGATTTCTGAAGGAAACACTAAAGGTGTTTTTCAATTAGAGTCTAGGTTAGGGCAGAGTATGGCTAAAAAACTTAAGCCCGAAAATATTGAGCAATTAGCCGCGCTAATTAGTATCATGAGACCGGGTTCTCTAGAAGCTTTTAGAGAAGGTAAAAGTGTTAGTAATCATTATATAGACAAAAAGAATGGTCAAGAAAGTCTTGATTATTTTCATCCTACATTAGAGCCATGTTTAAAGGCTACTTATGGGGAAATGATTTATCAAGAACAGGCTATGGAAATTGCCAAAGTGGTTGCTGGATTTGATCTACAAGAAGCTGATATGTTAAGAAAAGCTATTGGTAAGAAAAAACCAGAAGAAATGGCCAAAATCAAAAATAAATTCATTAGCGGATGCAATAATCTTGGCAAGGTTACTAATAATGAAGCGGAACAGTTATTTGGTTGGATAGAAAAAAGTCAGAGGTATTCATTTAATAAAAGCCATGCTGTTAGTTATGCTGTAAATGCCTTTATGTCCGCTCATGCTAAGGCTCATTTTCCTGCTATCTTTTTCTTATCATATCTTAGACTAGCCAAAGATAAAATAGATCCTCAAGAAGAAATTCTTGAATTGATCATTAATGCTAAGTCTATGGATATAGATATTTTTTGTCCCACTATGGTACTTAAAAACAAAGATTTTAAGATTCAAAATAAAAAGATATATTTTGGATTAACTAATATCAAGGGTGTTGGTCAATCTGTGTTTGATAAATTATATGGAATTATTGCCGATATAGATTTAATTAAATACACTTGGAGCGAAACATTA